AGGTGAAGGCGATCCTCCGGGAGGCGAGCAACGGCAACCGGGTGAGCACGATGGTCTTGGAAGTCTCCGGTGGTCACTCCTCCGGTTCTCAAGCCACGTACAACCCAGTCCTGGGCACGAAAAACATGTTCGGCAACCCCACGAATCCCGAACCGTGGGATCCCAACGTCACCACGCAAGCGACCTCGGTTGGGAATTTCGTCTACCTTCGACCCATCAACGCGGGTGTGCAGGGCAGGACCCAGAGATCGTACTATTACGACGTGTACGTCAAAGTCATCTCGAGCAACAGCGAAGGAAAACTCGCCGCGGTCCTGTACGACACCCTCAGTGTGAAAACGATTCAGACATTCAGTTACTGATTTTACATTCCAGGATGTGGAATGGAAAGTAGTATTTTTTATTTTTTATTTTGCGACGTTGTCGGACAACGCCAAGACAACCACGCCCACGATGAAGAAGAGCACCGCGTAGTTACACTCGGTGTGTTCCTCCATACGGGGTGGTTGTGTTTGCCTTCTCCGGATGACCCGTGGGGTAGGTGGTCGCTTTGTCACCACCTGCCTGGGCTCCTCCTCGTCCAACGGACAGTAACCAATCATACATTAAGGTTACAAATTAATTTCATTCTTCTTCTTCCTGCTGCTGCGCCGCGCCTTGGGCTTGACGTTGACCTCCTTGACCTGGTCCTCGTCGTCGTCCGCGTCCCCTTTCTCGGAGACGATGTCCGAGACGTCGTCGTCATCCGGAACACCCGCCTCCGGTTCCGGGTTGTACGCGGGCGCACTGGTGGACATCGGCGGCGGCGGGGGCATCATGATGTTCCCCATGAGGCTGGAGATGTCGATACCGGGTCCCTGCATCTCGTACTTACCGTCCGCGCTCGGTGGAGGCGCAGCCGCTGCCATGTTGTTCGCCGCGGTGTTCTGAACCGCGCTCACCATGTTCTTGACCAACTCTGGATTCTGCTTGAGGACGTCGTTCACGTTCGGGATCGCCGCCTTGAACATGGTAGACGTGAGGTGATACATCATCGCTGAACCGGAGAGCATCAAAATGAGCTTGACCTCGGGCGCGACCTGCATCTTCGTCCTGTATTTCGCGTACAACTCCTCGAACACCTGATCGTAGTCGTTGATGTTCTCCATGACGCTCTCGCTCCACCCCTTGAGGTGGATGTCCAGGGGCGAGTACTTCTCGTTGAGAAACTCCAAACCGGTGACACACGCGATGAGCATTCTCCTGGAAAACTTCACGGACTGGTCCACCTCGATGCTGTAGGTGATCCTCTTGACTTCGCTCCGGATGTCCTCCACCGGGGAGTACATGCTGAGCTTTTTGTTGATCGTGAACCCCTTCTTTTCCAGGCGGGTGAGTTTGTTCAACAGGTCCGCCTTTTCCTCGTCCACACTCTTGTACCCACTCGACGGTTGATCCTGCGGTGGTCGGAACTGCTGCTGCTGTTGTTGGTAGTCGTCGTCCTCGTAGTCCTCCTCCTCGTCGTAGATCTCTTCCGGGTACTCCTCATCAGGCGGTGGCGGGGGTGCCGACTGCTTGTGGGGATTCATGAACGCATCGAGACCCTCCTGAGGTTCCTCGGGTTCCATCCGGGAACGGAAACTCCGAGGGGTCGGTCGAGGCGGGGCGCGCCGGCGAGGGGCGGGCGCGATCTCGATCTCGTTGTACAACGCTTCTTCTTCGGGGTTGAGTTTCATAATGACATCGGAGTCTCGCTCCAACTCAATCTCTTCGTCCATCACTACACTCTACTTTGAAAGTAGTGCGAATCCTTTAACGCACAACAATTTTTTTTCTTCATAGATATTACATAAGATGTTCAACCTTAACCGTGTGAATAAAAAAGCACTGACGTGGATCGCCCTCATCATCGGCGCCCTCTTGGTGCTCAGCGTCGTGCGCAGCGGCTACTCCCCGAGACCCCTCGTCATCAAGCAGACGGGCGAATACGTCGGCAAGTCCCTCTTCAACCTTCCGTACACCACCGAGTGCGCGCCGGGTCCGAAGAAGGAGTCCAGCGCGTACACCCTCGGTCTCAAGCCGGGTGGAATCTGCGGTGCCCAGCAGTTGGTCCGCGAACAGGCGGACTACGAAATCGAGGACGGAATCGGTGGCACTTTAATCTAATCCTATAGTAATATGGCAAAGTACGTCACGCAAGTCGGCGTCCCAGAGTTGGAATACGAGTTCCACACGATCACCGTCGACACTTCCGGACAGAGCGCGAACACCTTCACGGTGCACTTGCAACAGCCGCTGAGAAACGTCGTTCAGGCGAGGCTTTTGGCGGCGCACATTCACGCGAACGTGCAAGTTGAACACTGTTACGTGAGCATCACCGAGTTGAACACAAACTTTAACGATCGGGCGTTCAAAGACCTTTCGGACGCGAGCGAGGCGAGCAAGGCGAACGTTCGCGGTGCCTTCGCCAGCATCGTCTCGGAGTCTTCCAGTCACGACGCCGGAAGCCAGCTCTTCCTGTTCCGTGATAACTACCCGTGCGCGGTGCAATACGTGAACCCGATCCGGTCCATCGATCGACTCACGTGCACGCTTTACGACCAAGACGGGAACACGATCAAAGATCCGGACACCGCCTCGGACAATTTCCTCGTCATTCGTTTCACGTGTATGAAACAAAACATTTAAAAAAATTCTTCTACAGGTATAGTAATTAAATATGTCACCCGGAACAATCCAGTTGGTCTCCACAGGTATCCAGGACAAGTGGATTATTACAGATGGCAGCGCCGAGACGGGCGTTTCTTTTTTCAATCAGGTTTGGAGGAAACACTCCAATTTTTCCCAACTCGTGGAGGAACAAAAAATCACCGGTGCCGTGACCGCTAACGGCTTGAGCACAATTCAAATTCAAAAAACCGGTGACCTCCTCGGGTACACGTACTTTACGATCGACGACGGCACCGCCGCCCAGGATTCGAGTACGCACGCGTGGACCACACTCATCAAAAGCATCGAGCTCGTCGTGGGAGGGGTCGTGATAGACGAGCAGACGTCCGATTTCATGGAAAACATCGCCGTCGATCTCTTCGCCGGAAACGTCTCGAAGAGTTCAAACGGTCCCCACCCCGGTTCGTCCTCTTCGAGTTACTTCTTTCCCCTGCGCTTCGCGTTCTGCGAACAACCGTCCACGGCGCTCATCTTGTGCGCCATCCCGTACTCCAACGTCGAACTTCGAATCCGGTGGGGACCGAACGCCGCCAACTACAAGTGGCAGTGCTTCTCCCAGATGTACTACCTTGGTGACGAGGAGAGAGCCGTGTTCTCCGACACCACGAAGGAGAAACACCAACTCATCTTCCAAGTGCAAAAGAACATCGCAGCCAACGACACGATTCAAGAGTTGACTTTCTCGCACCCAGTCAAATTCATCGCGTCGAGCAACACCTTGTCGAGTTCCCTCAAGTCCACGACGAACAAGATCAAGTTGTCCATCAACGGCACCGATCTCTCCCCGTTCAAGTGGGCGCGACCGAATTTCATGGACGTCACCCACTACTATCACACGTCCACGGTGACGTCTCCGGATATTTTCATGTACCCGTTCTGTATGCAAACCTCCCTCCTTCAACCGTCGGGGTCTTTGAACTGTTCCCGGATTTCATCCTTCAAGATTCACAGTGAGACCGAAATCCTCACAGACGACATATACGCCGTGAACCTTCAAATTCTCACGTATCTTAACGGCATCGCCGCCACTCGGTATGCCAATTGATAATCGATAAAATCTTACATAGTATTAGAGTAGGAGATGGTGAAAAACTTGAACACCGTTGAGCGATCTCAAAAGATCCGCTTGGGTCGGTTCATGCCGGACAGCCAGGCTGACAATGCCATCCTCATCAACGCCACAGAGGAGGTCGTCAACGTCTCGACGTCGGGCTTCTATGTCGCCCCGATCACTTACGGAGATGACGTCACCGGAAACACCCTGGTGTACAACACCCAGACGAAGGAGATCCGTGACAGCGGGCACCCGTCGCACCAGTTTCAAAATTTACAGAGCGTCACCACCTACGGAAACGTCACCTCGGAGACCGTGTCCCTGTCGAACGCGGACCTCTCCCTCGTGACCACAGGACCCGTCGGGATCGCGAACGCGTCTCCGGGGCACACGCTCAGCGTGGGTTCAAACTTGTGGGTGGACGATACCGGGTCTAACGTGTTGGTCGTGAGCGGGGGTGTGCGGATAGAGGGTAACTTGGTGGCGACCGGGGATACAACCTTCGTGGAATCCACGACGCTGAGCGTGAGCGACCCGCTCATCGAACTCGGCAGGAACAACACCGACCAGAGTTTCCTCTTCGATCTGGGTCTCATCATGAACAGACCCGGTGGACAGAACGTGGGTGTCAGTTACGTCGAGGGCACCGATGAACTTATCCTCGCGTACACGCAAAACACCGCGACCGATAGGTACGTCCTCGCCGACGAGGCGAACGTCTTGAACGTGCACGTGTACGGGGACCTCACCGTGTCCAACGCCCTCACCGCCGGGGTGTTCTACGGGGACGGGCAGTACTTGTCAAACATCGCCACGGACGAAGAGTTGAACGCGAACGTGCTCCGGATAGACGCCCTCGAGACCAACCTCGACGACAACTCCAGTCGCATCGCCACGAACACCACGGATTTGGCGGATAATTCAAGCCGTATCTCCACGAACACCACCGACTTAGCGGACAATTCTTCGAGGGTAACGTCCCTCCGCACCGACGTCAATAGCAATTCTTTCCGGTTGTCAACCTTGTACACCTACCACGCCTCGAACGTGCTCCGGATCGCAACCTTGGAGACGGACACCTCGGACAACGCCGCGCGGGTGGAGGTCTTGGAGAGCGACCTCGCCGATAACAGTTCCAGGATTTCCGTGCTCAGCAGTCGCCTCTTAGATAACAGTTTTAGAATCTCCGTCAACACGGCGGACTTAGCCTCCAACGCCGTGCGCGTGTCCACCCTCGAGACGGACACCGCCGACAACGCAGCGCGCGTCTCCGTCCTCGAGACGGACACCACCGACAACGCCGCCCGGGTCACCGTCTTGGAGACCGATTTGGCGGACAACAACGCGCGGGTCACCGTATTGGAGACCGATTTGGCGGACAACAACGCGCGGGTGTCCACCCTCGAGACCGATTTGGCGGACAACAACGCGCGGGTGTCCGTCCTGGAGACCGATTTGACGGACAACGCCGCGAGGGTGAGCACGCTCGAGATATTGAAGGCGCCCATCGATAACCCGGTGTTCACCGGAGTAGTCACCGGAGACGGAGGTGGGATCTCCAACATCACCCTCCAACACGTCTCCGATTACGGGAACGTCACGAGCAACACCATACAATTCACGAACACGGACGTGTCCCTCATCACCCTCGGGAAAGTCGGGGTGAACACGAACGCGATAGAAACCGGAAACGTCTTCGAAGTGAATGGAAAATTGTTTGCTACCCAACTCTTCGCCGAGGGCACGGAGTTTAACAACAATGGGAAAAACAAAATGACCGGGAACACGTCCATCTACGGGAATCTCCAAGTGTACGGTAATCTGACGTACCTCGAATCGAACACGGTTTTCATCCAAGATCCCATTTTAGGGATCGGTAACCCCGGTGCCACGGATTCCGGTGTGATCTGCATGTCTGGTGGACCCGGAATGAACGTCGCGTTCGGGTACAACAACACCCTCGATGAGTTCATCATCGCCCACACCAACGACGGTCCGGAAGGGCTCACCCTCGTCCCGGACGAAACCCGTGACCTCAACGTGCACGTCTTCGGCACCTTGTACAGCGCGAACGGTTTCGGCGTGAGCAACACGAACCCGTACTCCCCGGTGTACGCCCTGTCCATAGGATCCAACATTTTCGCCAAGCACGACGGAGATTTGATTTCCATCAGAAACTTTGCCGACAACGGCATCTACACCACCGACGTCACCACACCGAAGGTCAAGACCGATTCCGGGGCGCTCACACTCGAGGCGAACGCCACGGTCGTCACCGGGAACTTGATCGTCCAAGGAGAAGTCACGTACGTGAAATCCACAGAGGTGAAGATCGACGACCCGGTCTTGGACCTGGCGAACAACAACTCCGTGAGCGCCACCGATGTGGGTCTGCGACTCAATCGCCCGAACGCGAACGTCATCGTCGCCTACAAAGGGGTGGACGAGAAACTCGTCATCGCCCACTCCACGACAAATTTGAGCGTGGACGAGAGCAGGGTGATGAATGTGGAAATCATGGGGTCGCTCTTCTTAGATCAGACCCTGAACGTGGGCGCCAACGTGTTCATCAGCGAGCCCGGCGTGGTCACCGCGAACAGTTTCATCGGTGACGGTGGTCTTTTGTCTAACATTTCCTCCACCCTCCAAGACCTCACCGAAAACGGGGCAGAGTCAGACATCACCATCGTTCTCACGAATCCCACCGGGTTGGATCTCTCCGGAAACGCCCTCGTCGCCGGAAACGTCACCGCGGGCGTCTTCTACGGGGACGGGCAATACTTAGCCAACGTCTCCAACACCGCGAACGTCACCCTCGTGGTCACGGATTTAGCGGACAACGCCTCGAGAATCTCCGTGTTAGAGACCGACCTCGGGGACAACAACGCGCGGGTGTCCACCCTCGAGACCGACTTGGCGGATAACAACGCCCGGGTGTCCACCTTGGAGACGTACGCCTCCTCCAACAGCGCGAGGGTCTCCGTCTTGGAGACCGACTTGGCAGACAACAACGCCCGGGTGTCCACCCTCGAGACAGACTTGGCGGATAACAACGCCCGGGTGTCCACCTTGGAGACGTACGCCTCCTCCAACAGCGCCCGGGTCTCCGTCTTGGAGACCGACTTGGCGGACAACAACGCCCGGGTGTCCACCCTCGAGACCGATTTGGCGGATAACAACGCCCGGGTGTCCACCCTGGAGACGTACGCGTCATCGAACAGCGCCCGGGTCTCTGTCTTGGAGACCGACTTGGCGGACAACAACGCCCGGGTGTCCACCCTCGAGACCGATTTGGCGGATAACAACGCCCGCGTGTCCACCCTCGAGACGTATGCGTCCTCCAACAGCGCGAGGGTCTCCGTCTTGGAGACGGACTTGGCGGACAACAACGCCCGGGTGTCCACCTTGGAGACCGATTTGGCGGATAACAGCGCCCGGGTGTCCACCTTGGAGACGTACGCGTCCTCCAACAGCGCCCGGATATCCGTCTTGGAGACCGACTTGGCGGACAACAACGCCCGGGTGTCCACCTTGGAGACCGATTTGGCAGACAACAACGCCCGGGTAACTACCCTCGAGACGTACGCGTCCTCCAACAGCGCCCGGGTGTCCACCCTCGAGACCGATCTCGCCGATAACTCCTCCAGGATTGACGTGGTGAGCACCGACTTGTCGGACAACGCCGCGAGGGTGAGCACGCTCGAGAGCGATAAGGCGGATTTGCTCGACCCCACCTTCGATTCCAACATTACCGTGAGTAATAACATTTTCATGTCAGACTTGACCGCGACCCGGATCGTCTTCGTGGGCGATGACAACGAACTCACGGACAGCGCCGCCCTCACCTTTGGGTCCTCCCTCCTCACCGTCGACGGTGACGTGAACGTCTCCGGAAACCTCATCGTGGAGGGTTCGGTCACTCAACTCACCACCGAGAACACCATCGTGAACGACGCCATCATCGAATTGGCGAACAACAACGTCTCCGACACCTTGGACATGGGCATCATCATGACTCGACCGTCCTCGAACGTGGGTATCGGTTACCGGGGCAACGAATCCGAATTCATGATTGGACACACCCTCAGTGACCCGAGCTCGACGGATCTCGTCCCGGACGAAGCCAACGCGCTCGCCGTGCACGTGTATGGAGAATTGACGTCCACCGGGCTCGATGTCCACGGAAGCGCCAACGTGGGCGCCCTCACGACGACCGGCATCACGATGGAATCCACGGACGGGGGAAGCGCCGCCGGACCGGAACTCGTCATGTGGAGGAACAGCGCGACGCCCGCGAACGGGGACTACATCGGAGAGATTAAATTCACGGGGGAGAACGACAACGGAGATCAGGTGGACTACGCGAAAATCACCGGGAAAATCGGCGACGCGGGATTGAACGCCGAGGACGGGATCGTCGAGGTGGCGGTGCAAAACAATTCGTACATGAACATCATCGCTCAATTCACCGCGAACGATTTGAAACTCATCAATAACACCGGTTTAGAAGTCGCCGGTGACGTCACCGTGGACACCGACACCTTCGTGGTCGACGTCTCGAGATCGAACGTGGGGATAGGCACGAACGCGCCCCTCTTCGAACTGGACGTGCACGGGAACGCGAACGCCCACACCCTCAACGTGTCCACCATTCAGGGGCTGCAGACCCTATCTTTCAATAGTTTGAACACCTCGACGCCACCCCTCCAACTCACCGCCGGTTCCCTCAACGACGGCGTCGGCGCACTCCGGATAGACTCCGTGGAGCCGGACATCTTCCTCAACGACACCGACGGGGGATTCTCCACCGTGACTTTCGCGAACAACGACGTGTCTCGCGCTGCCTTCGGGAGGAACTCCGGAGACGATTTCTACATCACCGTGAGGGACCCGAGCGTGGACTCTGGAAACTGGAAGGACGACACCCTCGTCGCGGACAGTTCCACCGGGAACATCAGCCTCGGGTATAAGTTGGTGGTGAACGGGGGGACCCACACCGGAAGCAACGTGTTGGACGTCTTCGGGTCGGCGAACGCGGAGGCGTACTACGGCGACGGTGGATTCCTCTCCAACTTGGCGACCAATCTCCAAGAAGTCACCGAGCGTGGGAACACCACCGACCAGGTTGTCAGTTTCGAAAACCCGACCACCGCATTGACCACCGACCTCACGGCGAACGTCGTGGTGAAACTCGACCAACTTTCCAACGTCGAGATCGAGAATCCCGCCACGAACGAAGCCCTGGTGTACGACGGCTCCAACTGGGTGAACGAGGAGATGGGCATCAAGAACTACATCCGCGTGCACAACAACACGGGCTCCCAACTGGACCGAGGTAAGGCGGTGTACATCTACAACAGTTGGAACACCAACGTCGCGAACGTGGCTTTGGCGCAATCGGATTCTCCGGTCACCATGCCCGCCATCGGTCTCATGTCCGAAAACGTGACAACCGGGAACGAGGGCTACGCCGTGGCGTACGGCAAGGTGAACAACGTGGACACGAGCGCGTTCAACGAGGGCGACACCCTCTACGTCTCCAACACCACCCCGGGAGGTCTCTCGAACGTGAAACCGTACGACACGACGAATCCGGATCTCATCCAAAACATCGGCATCTGCATCAAGAAGGACACGAACGGGATCGTCTTCGTCACCGGTGTGGGTCGGGCGAACGACATCCCGAACGCCCAAATCGTCACCTCGAACGGAGACCTCAACTACGTGTACGTGAACGACGAGAACAACGACATGAAAAAGATCGATCCGACAAACTTACTGACGAAGATTCAGACGCTCGAACAGGTCACCAACGGTGGGAACACGTCCACCCTCACCATCGAACTGTCGAACGCGACCGGGATCTCGGCGACCGGGAACGTGCACGCGAATCAGTTTTACGGGGACGGGCAGTACTTGTCAAACATCGCCAACATCTCCATCCTCGAATCGAACATCAACCTCAAATCAGACCTCCTCGACCCGGAGTTTTCCTCCAACATCACCGTGTCCAACAACGCGGTCATCCACGGTGGAACCGTCGTGAACTTCGACACCGTGCCCTACAAAAAGTACGGATACGCGAGCACGATGACCAACTCCAACATCGGGGTCGTCTTCACTTCGGACGTCTTCTACGCGAAAATCATCGCACAGTTGGTGGAGGGATACTCCAACGTCTCCACCCTCGTCTTGGAGATGCAGGGGGGGAAGAAATCCGGTGGGGGCACGGCACAGGACATTCAGATCGGAACGTTCAACAAATTCGGGTACGAGACGAATCCGTACGCGTGGTCGTCCACGGTGACGACCACGCCCACGAAGGTTGTGATGGAGCCCACACAGGCTGGGACCACGGATTACAGTTACTCCCTCTCCATCGAGTACATGACGTCCAGCTCGGAGGGGCAGGTGGAATCCATCGAGGAGGACGCGAGCCCCGTCGCCACGTTTACTTACTGAGCATGTCCCTGACTTTTTGTGACCACGATTTCTCGCAGTACTTGGAGATGACGCACCCCGGAGCGTCTCCGATGCGCGCGGTGACGTACACCGCGTCCTTCTCCACCCAAGACGCGAGGGGAACCTGCACGTCGTCGCTCTCCGCGTCCTCGTGCATCACCGGTTCGGACACGTTCCACAACTCTAGTTTTTTCGTGAATTTTACGAGGTGCGCCAACTCTTTACCGTTGTGTTTAGAGCGCGCGAAGCCTTCGTAAAATTCACCGCGATCGTGCAGGTTGCACCGACCCTTGAGGACTAACCCTTTCGTCGCACAGGGCGTCGTCCCCTTGATCACCGAACACTTACCGGTGTCCGAGTCGCAGATGAGTATGACGAGGGGATCGAAGCAGTACACGAACGCGAGACGACCCCGGTACTCGAACGGGGACCAGTTCCGCTCCACGTCGTGCATCCCGGACATGAAAAACACCGGTTTCACCGTCTGCGTTCCGTGGGTGTGCATCCACATGCACCGCTCTTGGTTTTGAAACGGGGACAGACCGTTGAAGACGACGAAGATTTTTTCACCCACGCGACATATCACCGGGTCCCTCGCCTCCAAGTTCTCCCCGAAAACCCGCCGCTCCTCTCCGGTGGGCTCCCAGTCACCGTTGAAACTCTCGTACACCAGACACTTTTTCCCGTCCGCGTCCACGGACGTGTACGTGATGTACTTATCACCAGACCAATACACCGCGCGTTCCCCGGGCGTCTTGATGCGCCTCTCGATTTTAAAGTACATTGTTCTACTTCGTGTCGACAAAAATGTATGCATTATTTTTGCACACAGAACTTTTCTGTAGTTAGAGTATAGATGGCCACAAATCTCCAGACATTCGCCGGCGAGGTTGAGATTCCAGAAGGGAACCTTCAACTGAAGCGGATTCTGGAACTTTCGGCGAACACATCGAGCTCCAGTAACACGGGCATCTTGATCTCAAGAAATCTCGGGGCGTCCTCGGACAGTAACGTGATCGTGTACTACGATGAGGACCAACCGGCGCTCAGGTTCGGGCACACCCTCAACGCCGCGTCGGACGAAACCATCGTGATGGACGAAGCGAACAATTTCACCATCAACGTGTTCGGCGACGTCGAGGCGTCTTTTTTCAAGGGCGACGGTGGGCTCCTCTCGAACCTCGTCACGGATTTCCAATCCGTCTCAGAATTCGGTGCCACCACGGATCAACAGGTGACCCTCTCCAATGTCGTGACCGGTCTGAACGTGTCCGTGGGGAACGTCCTGGTCGCCGGGAACGTGACCGCGACGACCTTCATCGGGGACGGTTCCCAGTTGGATAACATCGCGTCCACCCTCGAAGAAATCATCCTGAACGGGAACGTCACATCCAACATCGTGGAGTTCCGAAACGCCACCTCCCTGGTGACCACCGGGATGGTGGGCGTGGGGAACCTGTTTCCGGAACACACCCTCGCGGTCGGGTCTAACCTCTGGGTCGACGACGCGAGGACCGACGGGAACACCCTGAGCGTGCAAGGAAACGCGTACATCTCACACAAACTCACACTGGGGTCCATAGAAATTTTACCGGGGTACAGCCTCCAACAAACGAGCAACTTGGGGAACACCACCACGAACACCCTGGAGTTTAACAACGCCACGACCGCGTTCGTGACCCAAAAGATGGCGGGCATCGGCATCCAACCGAACAGCGCGGACGTTGGCGTCGCCGGTCTGCACGTCGACGGGCACCTTCGCCTCGGGGGTCCCGCTAACACGGACGAAAACTCCGACGTGTACCTCCGGAGCGCGGGACAGTTGAACCTCAACGCGAACGACACGGACACCGACAATCAGTACACCGGATTGGTGCTCAGAGCCGGGAACTCCAACGAGTCCAACATCACCATCGAGGGCGCGCTCTCGGACGCGACCAAGCAACACATCACCTTCGCCACGAAAAACACGGAGAGGATGCGCATAGACGAACACGGGAACGTTGGAATCAACGTCGACCCCGGTGACTACAAACTGAACGTTGGGGGCGAAGCGAACGTCCTCAAACTCACGACGACGAGCCTCACAATCAACACCATCCCACTCTCCATCATATATCAACTCGATGACATCCTCGAAAACGGAAACGTCACCACCAACGTCGCGACGTTCGGTAAGGTGTCCGTGTCCGACCCCACCCTGGCGACCACGGCGTCGAACCTCGTGACATGGAACGCCACCACCCAAGAGTTCGAGGACTCCGGTGGGCTCATCTCGAACAAACTCTCCATCGTGAGCGAACAACCACCAGCGGCTCTCACGGGTGATTCTACGGTGGTCGATGGACATGGGAGGTACAAGGTGACGGCGTCGAGTGAGGGGAGTATTAACAATCATCCATCATGGCAAACATTTAATAAGACAAATGCTCAGGTCGGTGGTGGTTATTCGTCCAATGTGTCCTACGCGACTACATCGCCATATGCACATACAGGTGGAATGTCTCTCGGTGGTGTGACCGGTGAATGGGTCCAATTAGAACTCCCATACAAGACAAAATTGAGACATATATCTTTGCAATCACGGGACGGTAACGTTCTCAATATGCCAAGTTCATTTTCAATTATCGGTTCAAATGATAATACATCTTGGACTACTTTGGGTTCTTTTAGTGGAATAACTGGTGATGATTATACGGATGATGTGCAAAAACAATTCGTCGTAGACGCAACGGAACATTACAAATACTACGCCATCGTTGTTACAAATATTGTGGGTAATGCTGATAATGGTCGCCTCATTTTAGGTGAATGGCGTCTCTTCACCGAATCGTTCGCGATCGATGGAGGGAAGGTCGAGATGGCATCGGCGGCCATCACGGGTGGGAACACGGTGGTTGACCAAACGGGTCCGCACGCACGAGGTCCGGTGCCTTTGCGGAAGTATCCGGAGGTGCCGTTGACGAGTAATGTTGGTGTAGGTGGGTATGTGGCGAGTGCGAGTGATGAAAACAATAACACCACAAATGCTGCATATGGTGCATTTGATGGTATATCTAACGACTTGAGCTTTCGCTGGAGAACCGACGATCTTTACGTAAATAATGAGAGCACTGCAACGCCGTCTGCTTTGAAACCGTCATCACCTCAAACTCAACTCGACACGAATACGAGTATCGGTGAATACCTTATTATAAAATTACCTTCAAAGATAAAACTAAAAAACATTGTCGTGAATGCACCCAATATGCACATGCCGTATGAAGTTGATATATATGGAAGAAACGAAAGTACGTGGACACATGTGAAAAATTATACATATGAGATACCAAGTGGAACAGATACAGGAGCGTGGAACACAACCAATCAAACTATCGATGCTACAGAATACTATTTAGAGTACGCTTTCGTTGTTGTAAAAACTAACGGTCAAGAGGGTGCTTCAATAGGCGAACTTGAACTCTACGGCTACGAAGAAACTTCGGACCCCGACACATCCGTGGACACCACCATCACGTCCCAGTTCAACCTTCCGGATACGACGGGTGTCAAGTTGTACATCGATGGCGATAAGGGGTCGACCCCGACGGACTACTCCGGGGAGGGACACACACTCACCGATAACAGCGAGAGTTTCTCCGGGAACGCCTGGTCGTTCTCGTCCCTCACGACCTCGAACGTGACGATGTCTACCGGGGACTTTGCGATGGAGGGGACGCACCCACACTCCGTGTCCCTGTGGTTTAACTGTGCCAACGTGACCTCGAATGCCACACTATTCCACGTGGGGACCGAAGCGGGTGAGGCTGACGCGAAGACCGCCATCTCATTGACCGAAACGGGACACCTGGGTTGGATCGATGGTGGTGATAACCAGTTCCTCACGGCAAACACGTGGCACAATCTCGTGTACGCCACACAAGGGGGTGGTGGTCTACGCACGTGCTACCTCGACGGTCGAAAGTTGGGGGATGTTCAAGTGCAAGACACGTCCGGGGAGTACCCATCGTTTGCGATGACGGGAAACTCGCAGTATGGGTATAGGGTGAGTGCGAGTAGTGAATATTTAACGGATAGTAATAATAAAAGACCCGCATGGGGTGCACACAATCCCACTGTAAGTTATACGACTTCTACGACTGCTGGTGTATGGATGACCGACTTTAGTAAATACAGTTCATCTTCTCCATACGCAGCCATTGACGGTGATACGTTTACGGATTCAGACGGTGGGACACACAATGGACACTGGAACAAAATAGAAATGCCACACAAATTGGTACCATCTTCTGTATACTTTACAAATGGGGGTACATTTAGCTCAACACGTCTCGCAACTATTTGGGTCATATTAGGTAGCAATGACGACACGAATTGGGATTTACTTCTATCGTCTACGACAACGTTAAACCAAGCTACACAAACTTTTCCTATAAATACTTCCACTGGCTATAAATATCTCATGTTCCTGTGTAAAAACATCAATGGTGAAGACGCACTGGTCGTCGAACATATGCGTTTCTACGGCCACAAAGAGAACGACTTCACTCGCTTCCCTTTCTCGACAGTGGTGAAATATCCGCACATCGCGATGACTGGATACGTACATCGGGGGTATGTGGTGACGGCGAGTAATGAGACACTCTCCGACGGTGATCGCGCCTGGCATGTGTTCGATGAAGATAATTCAACTTACTGGAAGTCTGATGAAAAATACACTAGTGCTGGTGTAGAAAATACATCAAGTGGACTCACTGATACGTCTAGCACGGAACACGGCGGAGAATATATTATATTGGAATCACCGAGAAAACTCAAAATCACAGGGTTTAATTTAACGCGTGACGGGTTGTCCGCGTCGAGAAGCCCGGGTAGTATTGCTTTTCTTGGAAAAAATTCTGCACCCACTGTTACTACGGGTTGGACTTTAATCGCCGAACAATCTACGAGTACTTATACAAACGACGTAGCACCCCTTACTATATCTGGAAACTCAAATTATTTTAAGTATCACGCCGTCGTAATAAGAAGTATTGACGGTAATGGTCTTCGATTTCATATAAAAAACATAGAACTTCTCGGCACCGAAGAAGGAGACCTCGACATCGTCGCCCGCGTCGGCGAGGGCTTGGACGGCAAGGTCGCGAACTTCCGGGTGTACGACAAGTATCTCCACGAGGAGCAAGCCCTCGAACTGTGGGACGCGCAAAAGGACCAGTTCGGTGTGGCGACGTCGTCCGTCTCGGTGTACAAGGGACACGTGGGTATCGGGACGACTACACCGGAGGCGGCTTTGACGGTGATGGACGAGGCTCACGAATCTGAGGAGTTCCCACCGAGGGCGATGACTGGTTACGAAACGTACATGGACGGGCATGGGGTTTTTAAGGTGTATGCCGGTGAAACCGATTATGCGTCGTCTCATGGTTATCATGCGTGGGAAGCATTCAATGATTCAACTGATATATATCATGCAGATGCCTATACATTTGGTGGGACAGATTACGCTTATAATGGAACGACGCAATTACCTGGTTCGGGTATTACCGGTGCGTACATAGTTCTTGAAATGCCCTATAGAATTAAGGTTGATGCACTCTCACTTGGAAACGGTGGCAATCGTTCACCGGAAGATTTCACTATACTTGGAAGTAACGATGGCGTGACTTGGACGGTAATCAAATCTTTTACCGGTGAAACTATCAGTAGCGAAACTCAATTTTCATTGAACAGTACGGAATATTTTAGTCAATTGGCGATGATTGTGACCAAAGTACGGGGCGACTCCACTTGGCAGTATGAGACGCATAGATATTTCGGCACCCGCGAGCGTGGTCAATCCACCCTGCACGATGGGGAACTCAAACTCACCAAAAACCTCACGGTGCCTCGCATAGGACCACCGCTCGACGCGGACGACACGCCCCGACGGGACCGGCTCGTGGTGGAATACAACACCTCGACGAACCCCATGGAGAATGGGGTGGTGCGGGATACGTCGGGGAGGGGGTTGGATGGTCTATTAGAGAATACTTACGGGGGTGCAGCGTACAACCCATATTACGACGCCACGGAGAAGGCGTTAGTGTTTGATGGTTCGAATGATTATATCACCACAAAATCGGGTGCGCACTTGACAGAAACTAGTGGTGCACATTCCTTTTCAGCTTGGATAAATTTCCATTCAGCAGGGCAATGGAAAGTTGTGTATTCTTTTGGAGCTGCAAGTAGTGGAAGTTTTACGAACTTCACAATTTATGTTGGTAATAACGTTTTTAGGGTAGAGTCAAGACTTGGAGTTGCATATCGGGATTATGTTTACACTTTTACGACCAACAATTGGGTCCACATGGCAGTTACATGGGACGGAACGGGTGGTGTAGATAACGTGAACATATACATGGATAACGTAAAATTGTCACAGGGGACACAGGTTTCGGGTGGTACCACTAGCATCACACTACCATCATCATATCCAATCTATTTTGGCGCGGACGTAACTACACCAGGATCTTTCTTAGACGGTTACATGTCTAACCCTAAAATATGGGACGTCGTCCTCACAGCCGAAGAGGTCAAGCGTCTCTACGATATGGGTCGCCTCGGTAACGTCATCGCTCAGCCAGTGCACATCGCGGCACCCTTGTACGCACCCGGGGTGCCCGTGCAATTCGTCTCCGCGCAAGTGCACGACAAGGTCGCGTATTCATCCGCTGGGTCTGTACACGTTTCTCCGCTCGATCTTTCCATCAAACCGCACTTCTCAAATTCGAAAATTTATTTGATATGGCGGATAGAGTATGAAGCCCACCACGACAATGTTTTCAGAATATACCGGGATGGTGTTCAAATTGGATACAACACGGTGTCTGGTCAGGTAGATCATAGTGGTGTGACCACGGCATCTTATGATAATAATACAGATAGCACACCCCAACAAGCCATGATCACATGGATAGACTCACCTAATACAACGAGTACTGTGACTTATCAAGTATATTCTGCAGGTAGCAATGCTAATTATGCCATATGGTTGAACAGAACTGCTGGCTCGACCGGAGGGGGGGGTAACGAAAATGGTGTGTCGCAGAAGACCGCCATGGAAATCGCCCAGTAATTTTATCCAGGCTTAATATAATGGACTTTGCACAGGCCTTGACGAGTTTGTACCCCGGTTGCGCGTGGGAACTACACGGCTCGGGGTCCGAGTACGAAGGTTTGATATGGAAAGATGAAAACGTGCCGAAGCCGAGCGTCGAGGAACTCACCGCGGAGTGTGAAAAGATAAACAGGGAGAGACCACTCAAGGAACTCCGCGCTAAGCGGAACCGAGTCCTCGAACAGACCGACCGGTACGCCACGATTGACTATCCGCACGCCACGGACGAGGAGAAGCAAAGATGGCTCGACCACAGGCAAACGCTTCGAGACCTTCCGGAATTGGTGTCGCCCGAAATTAAGATTTGGGTCACCGATGAGTGTGGACCGCTGCAGGTGGGCGATGGACTCATGCTCTCATCCAACGTCGAAGGCTACTTCACCAAGGGTGAACCCGCGGTGGTTGATCTCCTGGAACCCTGTGACTTTTCCAACACGACGACGGAAACGTACTACTCTAACATCGTCTCCGTGACCCAGTCGAACGTGGTCGTGACGAGTGAGACCGAAGAGCCCGGATATGTCGAGAACTGTTATTGGACCTCCAGTACCGTGTCCCACTACGTGGGAAATGCCGTGTCCCACTATTCAAATGTCGTCGTCTACGACGGTGTCAGTGTCTATACGAACGTACAAGTTGGCGAATACTCCAACTTGGACACGGAGATCCAAGAAGGATACACAGCCGTCATGGTGAGCAACACGTCCCCGGTGGAAATCGAGGGGTACGCACCGGTCGTTGTGTACTCCAACGTGAGTTCGGACCTGTACGATGCCAATGTACACACAGAGTACACCAAGGTCATCACACACTATTCAAATATCTCCGTGGTCGAGCAGGTCACCTATTCAAACATAACAGCCGCGGAATACGCCAACTTGAGCACGGGGTACATCGTGACTCCAGGGTACACCTTGTTTGTCAACGCTGCCTCAAACACGACGATTCGTGTGGAGCAGTACGCAGCCCTGACCCCTGAACAGAGGGCGGAGTACGTGGTCCAACCGGTGGCACCCGTCACGTCCAACTTACAGACCTACTACACTGCACAGACGCGTGAGATGCACCACACGATTCGTGAACTCGACGGTGGCATCAGGGCTCAATACGTCTCGTGTCGTTTGCTTGATCAGGCGTGAAAATAGTCTCCGTTTGTGCCTGGCGTTCTGTGTCTACAGGGCAGCCTTCGTGGGATGCACGTATCACTGTGGTTAATTTTTCTCATCGTATTACAGGATGACGTACACCGTTGAATTCGAGGGAGACGCCAACTTAAAGGTACAGGACCTGACGATCACCGGAAATACATACCTATCGAACGTGGTCCTAGACGCCTCACCGGACCTGCAGTCCGTGACGTCGAGTGGGAACACGACGACGCAATCTCTTCAAATCACGAGCGCGGAGGCATCGACCTCGAAACTCACCGGGGCGATTCAAGTCGCCGGTGGCGTCGGGGTCGAGGGAAACGTCCACGTAGGGAGCAATCTGTTCGTCGCCGGGAACGTCACCGGGAACGTCGAGTTCGGGACGGCGAACCTCTTCGTGGATTCCCTCACCGGAAACATCGGCATAGGAACCACCGAACCCGCAGAGTCCCTCGATATCGTGGGCAATCTCAACCTCCAAAAGGTTTCCAACACCGCCTCGATCAAGTTGAACTCCAACGTCGTCACGGAGTTCGTCCGGTCGAAGAAGTTGATCAAGTATCCCCGGGTGGCTTTGACGAGTGCGGCAAGCAATGCATACGAAAATGGATATAAAGTTACATATTCGAATGAGTACAATTCCGGGGGGTTCGCCCATCAAGCATATGAAGCGTTTGATAATAATCCAAGTGACATAGTGGGGTGGTATTCTGGTAATAACACTAGTACAATTTATAATGGAACAAGTGGTGCTTACAGTGGTACTACACAATTGGCGTCAGAAACAGAATTGGGTGAATGGATTGGTTTAGAAGTTCCATCACCCATTAAACTGTACGATGTACGAATAGTCGCACAAGATTACTCTGCATCACAAAACACAGTTGACGATTTTGTCATATATGCAAAAAAACAATCTGGGGATACGTGGACAAACCTAGGTAAATTCACCGGAATAGCCGTACGCCAGGGAACTGCTACCGGTGTGACTGTAAATGTAAACTCGTCAGACTACTATAAGTTTTTTGCACTCGTCGCGACAAAGAGATATGCACAAACTTCTACTAATGGTATATCTATACGAGTTCTAGATTTCTTCGGCGTCCCCGAATACGACCCGGACGCCGACGGCATGGAGGTCATCGCGCGGTCCGTGCCGAATGTGCCCAACACGGATTGGTTGGAGGTGTACTACGACGGTCAGGATTACACGTCCATGCCCGTGACCGTCGATGACAAGTCTGGGA